GCTCAGTCTCGAACATTCTGAACATGTCTCGATTAACTATTGGAACTCTGGCATGCGTGTATTCATGCGGATAGACAGGTAGTACAGTGGGTGCAACGAACTGATTCGCTGGGAAGCCCTGATATAACTTAGTTAAATGTTGATTCCCGTATCCGTATTTTTTTACTAATGTATCGCCCATCTATAACGCTCCATTTCTATATTTTTCAAAGACTTCTATATATGTCAAATTTCTTTCCTTTGCTATGTTATCAAGTATCCGTGTGAATTTTTCGGCTGTGGCTTCATTAAGGAAGTCGCTTACATTGTAAGGTGGCAGTGCCGAATCTGTTGCCTGTTCGTTATTAATTAATGGTTTTGTAAGATACGATAATGTGTTAGTTTGTGTTTTAATTTTCTCTAACTCTATATTATACAGCTTGTTACCATCGCTATCTTTGTAATCTGATTTTAAATAAAACAGTAAATCTTTTTTAACTTTTTCCTTATCTACGCCTGTTAAAAACTTTTCTGGAATGCTTGCCAAATCTCGTTCAACTTCAATTTCCTGTGTTCTTTCTTGCAAATCCAATAAAGATCCTGTTAGTTTTTCAATTGTTTCGCTTGTTTTTTTATCGAGTTCTGTATAGTCCGTTTTTAATTTTTCTGTTAATTGCTTTTCTTTATTCAATTCTTCTCTTAGTTCTTTAATTGTAGAGAGTTGTGTATTGTCTTCGTGTAAATTAGTTTGCTTTTCAGTCGTTTCTAATTTTTCCTCTGGCTTCATAATTTCCCTTTCGTCTATAATATTGGTTTCTTTGCTATGTTTCTTGTTTGTGGTTCGTAATGTATCCCTGTTTGCTGGTACTGTAACTATGCTAATCTCGAGCAGCTCTGTGGTAGTAAGTATTTCTTCATCAATAATAAGCCAACCGTCCTCGTCTCTATGCTGTAAATAGTCAATTTTAATAGGACTTACCCAAATTGACGTGGCTCGTAATACACCAATATCTACTTGATTTTTTACCGTCTTAGATATCTCTGTTAATTCATCGAACCATATATATGCAATGACCTCATTGCTCTCGGTTACTTCTAACTGCACACAATTCCCTATAGCTAGATCCCTGTTGTGGTTGAATAGCACAACGGGATTCCGCATATAGTCCTGATATTGTATGCCCGCGCTAATAGTTCGCCAGCCATTGCGATTCATCTTATCATTGTTAATGATGAACTTATACACGTCCCGACCGCTCTCCTGATAGTTACTAAGCCGTCCCGTGTATGTCCCTGTTGCTCTGTATTCGTTATTCATATATAGTATATAATACAATAAATTTTTGTAATTTTAATTATTTCTAATATATTATATATTTTTTTGATTACATACTGTAAAATTGGGATAAATTTCTTTTGTTTTTTTTAATTAAAATTATTTATTGAACGTAATAAATTTTTTTGTTTTTTATTTTCCTTTTTTTTGTAATTAATTGTATTTCAATTATTTGTATATTGTTTTATTTAACAATATATATAATAGAATATGAAATTAATTAATTTTTCTGATGACAAATTAAAGAAATTTAATAATAGTAGTTCAACAAATCAGAACAAAAAAAACAAAAGAAAAAATCTTAGGTTTGCTGACGATATGCGGCAATATATAGAGAATAGTAATACAAAAATTAATAAAAATTTTACGCCTGATGGGCGGTCAGCCAGCGAGGCGATGTTACTACGAAGCATCACGCCGATAAAAAAAGTCAAAGCGCCTAGCGAGCTTATACCTATTTGCAAAAAATTTTGCGAGCACCTCGCTCATGGCTTGAACAAGAGCTCGTTCTGCTACAAAATTCGATATAATACATTAATGCGGTATCTTAGAGACCAAGATTTTTTTATTACAACTGAAGAAAAACTACTGCAAATACAATTACTAAATGATATTCAAAACGCATATTATGATGGAAAAACTTTCCTTGAACAAAAATTAATTGATGGTGCCTTAGGACTTGTTCCGAACTTCAATGCTCAAGCTATGAAATTTATTATGATGAATAAATTCCCAGAATGGCGGCGAGAAAATACCTTGCATATCAAGAAAGATAATACAAGCCATACCAATATAAGCATTGACCAACGTGTAGAAATCGTTAAACAGCTTGAATTATTGGGGATTAAAGTAAGCTTTGATGAATAATATTGCAGTAGATAATGCCATAAATGAGCTATATATGCACACCGCCAGAACTACTATGGCTGGATTTATGTTATATATGAAAAATGATTATGAATTAATGTGGTATAACCGCTTAATTTGTAGTAAGTTAGATGATTTTGCAAACTGTAAATCTAACCGTCTTATTATTAATATGCCTCCCCAACACGGAAAATCGGAATTAATATCCAGAAAGTTGCCAGCTTTTTTATTCGGTAGGAATCCCAACGAAAAAATCATTGCGGCTTCTTGCGATGCTACGCTTGCATCCAAGTTTTCTAAAGATGTACAAAGGATTATAGATACCAATATTTATAAAAATTTATTCCCTGCAACTTATATAAATTCCAAAGACAACCGTCAAGAACGTAACTTAGATACTCACTATATTAGAACCAATAGATTTTTTGAGATTTGCAAAAATAACGGCTACTATCAGTGTGCTGGTGTGGGTGGCTCAATCAACGGCGAATCAGCCACCGTGCTTATACTCGATGATCCCTATGTGAACTATCAGTCCGCTAATAGTTCTACGATACGTGAGGGCATCTGGGATTGGTTTGTATCCACGTTCCTGACCCGTAAGAGCTCGGAACTCTTGCGGGTTCTTATTGTTCATACCCGCTGGCATGAGGACGATATCACTGGTCGGCTACTCACACTCGAGCCAGAAGACTGGGACGTAGTGTCGCTCCCGGCAATCGCCAACGAAGAATCAGTATCTAGTGGATACGATATTAGACAACTCGGCGAACCGCTCTGGGCTAATCGCCACCCGCTTATAGAGTTAGAGAAGACGAAAGAGCGTAGTGGCTCTATCGTCTGGAACTCCGTGTATCAACAACGACCATCGCCTCAAGGTAGTGGATTATTTAATCGTAAAAATTTTGTATATGCTAATCTTATCAATGGGTTGTATAGTTTTACTGCTAATAATGTATCTTATACTTACAACGCTAGTGATTGTTATAGATTCGCTACATGCGATCTCAGTATAACCGCCTCTAGTAACTCTGATTATACGGTAGTGAGTATTATCGACTATATTAATGGATTTATCATTCTCCACGATGTCTATCGTAAACAAGTTGATGGAGCAGACCATATTGATATTATTAAATCTTTGATACAATCCTATAATATTAAATTAATGTATATCGAGAATAATCAATATCAATCCACCTTAGTCCAATCGGCACTTATGCAGGGATTGCCCGTTCAGGGGGTAAGAGCCGATAAGTCCAAAGAATTAAGAGCGCTAGGTATTGCTGCAAAATTTGAAGCCAAAAAGGTTATATTTAACAATAATATAAGCAGCTTAAACGTTCTTGAGAATGAATTATTACAGTTCCCGCAAGGCAAAAATGACGATTTCTTGGACGCTATGAGCTACGCTGCTAATGCCGTTATGAATATTAATCAATATATCTATGAATTTTCTAAGAATAATAATACAGGAAAACAAGTAAATAAAACACTAAAATATAATAAAAATAAATTTGACTTCTTTAATAAATTATAATATAGTATTAATTATGAGAATAATAAAATTTAATAACAGCTATAACGATTACGTTCCACAAATGAAGAACTCTGAGCGTAAGTCCTTAATTGATAAGACTTTACTCGTTAGACAATTAGAAACTCTTGAGAATGAATTCAACGGATTCTCTATTGATATAACAGATACACATGCACGTGAACGGGGGTATGAGGTATACGACAAAACTTTGCTAGACCCTATACTAAGGTCGTCTATTGGTACGATAATCCAAGCTATTAACTCTATGAATATATCGTATATCGCCAACAATAATTCCGAAGAAGAAATACAAAATATTACTTTTTTTATGAGCGAATTGTTCGCTCAGGATATTATGCAACATATATTATTCGCCATTCTATACGGGATTACTTATATCAATATAGTGTGGGAACAAAAAGGGAAATTCTTCATTCCAAAATATTGCTACTTGCTACCACACAAATATTTTTATTTTAAGCATGACAAATTAACACAGCAAATAATACTACATTATTATTATTGTGCTAATAACTCTTTCTCTGGGAAACCCATCCCTGAATACTCTATTCTCTATCCACAGTATGACAATACCTATACGAACCCCTATGGTACGGGCTTGCTTAGTTCGCTATACAAACTTATTTATTTGAAGAATAACACTATTAATTTTAATGCTATGCTTGTGGAAGACCATGGACAGCCGAAGTTAGATATTACTGTTAATAAAGAAATCGTTGATTATGTAAAAAATAATAACACTAATGCAACTATCGATGACGTTCTTGAGGATGTTATCCAACGCGCATCTACCGTCAGGCAGAACGGAATCTTCGCACATCTGAACGGGATAGAGGTCACTACATTAGAGAGCGCAGGTACAGAATCCAGTACTATACACCAAGAATTTATTCAATGGTGCAATACAGAAATAACTACGTTACTTCTTGGTCATAATGGTGCTAACCAATCTACCGCAGGGCAGTTAGGGGAGAATGATACTGCAAATAATATTTTGTCTGATAGAGTCTCTGCATACTCTTCGTTCATTGCAGATTATTGTAATCAGCTTATCGGCTGGTATCATAGTATCAACTATGGCGATACTACCTCTGCCCCCACTATCTCGTTCAAGAGCCGCCATAATACCCAACACTTGACCGAAATGTCCGATATTGTAAACAAGTTATTTACATGCGGAGTTACATTTAATAAAGATTTTTTTGTTGAAAACTTTAATTTTAATGAAAATCATTTCGATATAATATCTGTAAGTCCAAATAATTTAAATGATAACACAGATGTTAAATCAAATATAAGCAATATATTTGGCTATTATTCCAATTTTTTAGCCGCCGATAATGATAATACCGATAATGATACTATCGAAAATTTTGAAGACCTCTTAGCTAATAACGAAGATTATATTAAATCCTATAACAAAATAAATAATTATATAATCTCTGTTATTAATAACTATGATGATTATAATATACTTATAAAAGATTTGATTAAAATATTTCCAAAAATTCCTATCGACGATTTACAAGAATTAATACTCCGTGCTATGCTAATAAGCCGCCTAGATGGTAGTTCTGTTAATAATATAAGCACAAAAGAATTGAATGATTTGTTCGGTAAAAAACCTGATGATATTATTGAGTATTTTAAAAAACTTGGTATTTCGCCTGCCAAAGATTATAAAGAAGTCTTAAAGGCAGTCCAGTCCGATTCTCTTGCGGTGGCTGGCGTTACCTCACTTGAGGCGATTATGGATATTAAGAACTTGATAACTGAAGCAATTAGCTCCGGTAGGCCCATAAAAGAATTTAAAGAAAATTTAGTTAATGATTATAATATTAATCGACAATGGCATGCTGAACTTATTATTCGTCAGAATATCTCTAACGCCTATAATGCAGGGAACTTAGATATGCAACTTAAATCAATTAAATCAATTCCTTACATTACGTTCAGTCTTGGTGGTAGACGTAATCACACAGAGGGTTGCTTCTATTTGGCTACCCACAAGATCGCCGTTGCTCTGAATGACCCACTGCTCCGTAAGGTCTACCCGCCAAGGCACTTCCGTTGTGGAACTCGTGCCTCTGCCCGCACTGCTACGTGGATACAGGAGAATGAATATACGGTTACTAACGTGATAGATATCAATGAGAAATATTATAACGAAAAAGGATTCGATAAACTCCCTAATGTGCCAATGCTTGAAAAAATAAACTTTGATAATATACCTGGTGAATTTGTTGATGAGCTTATGGAGGTAATAGAATAGTATGCCAGTGGAAGTAACGATAAATCAACAAGATATAAAGTATTTTGTTGATAAAATACAGCAGCTTACGCTTGAGCTACCAATCAACGAAATAGCAAACTTATTATTAGCTGCTATACAAGATAACTTTGAATCTAACGGCGCTTACTTCCAACGCGGTATGGAATGGTCACCGCTCAAGCCCGCCACCATCCGTGACCGCCTGCGCCACGGCTATGATTCTAACAGCATACTCCGCCGTGAAGCATCCCACGGCGGACTTATGGGCAGATTCATTGCTAATGTTACTGATAACTCCGTTTCTGTATCCAATAATACCTCTTACGCTCCATACCTGCATTATGGCACAAAATTCATGCCAAGTAGATTGCTGTTTCCAGATATTAATAATGTTGGATTTCCTACCGATTTACTTAATGATATTATGCTTGTAATTAGTAATCATATTAGCAATTTATAGCTATTGTAAAATAAAATAATGGAAACTTTTTATTTCTTACGATACTTTCTTGTACTCACTATTGTCGATAGTCATTATAGTTGCCTGCTTCGCCTCACTGGCTATCTCGTCCAATAATTTC